GTAATGGTTTTGAACTAGCAACATTGATTAAGATACCAATTAAAACAAAGAAGTTAATTTCTTTTTTACAAGACATCGAGGATTTGAATTTAATTAAAAGCTGGGTAATGGAGAGTTTTAATATAAATTCCCCCCAACAGCTAAAATCTGCTTTAAATTCTTTGGGAATTAAGGTTAAGGATACAAATGAAAAAACTCTTTTTAGTTTCTCTCAGCATCAATTAGTAACTAAACTAATAGAGCTAAGAGGTCTTGGAAAACAAATATCTTCCTATGGAAGTAATTATCTTAGACATCTACATCCAACAACTAATAAAATTCACACAGAGTTTTTTCAAACTGGAACAGTTACAGGACGACTTTCTTCTGGAAACCCCAATGTACAGCAAGTTCCCAGAGTGGGTGGTTATAGAGAATGTTTTATTCCTTCTGAAGGAAAAGTTTTTATAGGGATAGACTATAGTCAACAGGAATACAGACTTACTGGAGCAATGAGTGGAGAACCTGTAATCATAGAAGCCTATAGAAAAGGGTATGACATGCACTCCGCAACAGGAGCTATGTTATTTAATAAGAAGATGGATGAAGTTACAAAGGACGAAAGACAGACAGGAAAGAATACAAACTTTGCTCTAATTTACGGAAGTTCTGAGTATGGATTAAGTAGAAACTTTAAGATTACAGTTGAAAGAGCTAAAGAAATAGTAGATACATTCTGGTCGGGATATAAAAGACTGTCAGTTTTTAAGAAGTTAGTTGAAGATAAGATAATGGATTTAGGCTATTCTTCAACTGCTCTTGGAAGAAGAAGATACAATGTAGAAAAACCAGCTAGTATGAACTCTTCTGAATTTATGCAGTGGAAGGGAAGGGTTCTTAGAGAGGGATTCAATCTTCTAGTTCAGGGTGGATGTGCTGACGTTATGAAACAAGCCATGGTTAATATTTTTAATAGAAATCCTTTTGGAGAAAAATTTAAACTTATTATTCAGGTACACGATGAGTTGTTAGCCGAGGTAGATGAAAGTGTACAAAAGGAGGCTTTTGATTTTATGAAAAGAGAGATGGAAGACGCACTTCAACTGTCTTTGGGAGAAATTCCAGCAATTGCTGACGGTAAGATTACAACACAGTGGGGTAAATAATGACAGCTAAACTACATAAACTAGATACAATCATGACTTTTGGTCAGTATAAAGGAATGACAGTGGCAGAGGTTCTAGAGGAAGACCCACAGTATCTTAAGTGGGCTTATGAGAACATAGAGTGGTTTGATTTGGAAGTGTCAATAACTGATGCTATTGGAAAACATCCAGACGATGAAACAGCAGATTGGTCAGTGGATGTCTACGATTTCTGTGATTAATGAAAGGATACTATGAGTAAAAAAGAGCCAACATTTTTAGACGGGATTTTAGAAAGGTTTGGAGAAAGTGTTTTAGAGGGACACACTGGGAGTATAGAAGCAATTTCAACAGGAAGTCTTTCATTAGATACTTCAATAGGCATTGGTGGAATTCCTAGAGGAAGAATTACAGAGTTATATGGAAGTGAGGGAACGGGTAAAACAACTATAGCTTTAAATACAGCTAAGATTTTAGCAGATAATAATGAAAAGACCTTGTACATTGATGTAGAAAATCTTTTAAACACGGAGATTCTTAAAGCAGTACTTGGACCAACGGCTAAGGTGGAGAATATAGTAGTACTGACTCCTGAATCTGCTGAGGATGCTTTTATGATGGCTGAGGCTGGAATTGAATCTGGTGAGTTTGGAATGATAGTCATAGATTCAATTGGAGCAATGTCTTCAAGAAAAGAAAAAGAAGTTGAGTTTGACAAAGACACAATGATGCAGATTCCTAGAATCGTTTCAAAGTTCATAGGAAGAAATATCTATGCAATTAGAGTAAGTAATATAGCTTTGTTGATTTTAAATCAAGTAAGAGATAATGTAGGTTCATATGTCAAGTCGTTTTCAACTCCAGGTGGTCATAAGCTTAAGCATGAGGCTAGTGTTAGAATTGCCTTGACTAAGGGAGAAGATTTGAAGAGGGGTAATGAGATAGTAGGTATTCTTACTAAGTTTGTGGTTAAGAAGAACAAACTAGCTCCCCCATTTAGAAGCTTCACCATTCCCATAATTTTTGGAGAGGGGATTGATTTTTATTCTGACCTTATAGACTTTGCAAAATTGTTGGGTATAATTCAGGGAGCAGGTTCTTATTACAAGTTTAATGGTGAAACATTAGGTCAAGGTAAGAATGCAACAAGAGATGTTCTAATGAAGTCCAAAGATACCCTTGACTTAATAGTAAAAGCATGTTATAATATAGTAAATAAGAAAGAGGGAATTTCTGAAATACTTAATGATTTAGAAGATGAACTAACAGAAGAGATATAGAAGGTATTTATGAACTACGCTATTCATCCAGATAAAAGCCCAGAGATATTCGTGTGGCGATACGCAACTTTAGAGGAGGCACAAATGGAAGAAATTGAATTGCTAAATCAAACGGAAGAGGATTTACTTATGCTTATGAAGCAGTACAAGAGCGGGCAGTATTCGCATCTTGCGGATTGTATTACTAGGGTTAGAACAGTGCGCGAAACATTGCGCCACCTAACACAGCGTGCAGCGGATGGTGGCAACACCGCGCCAGAGTTTAGTAATTTTGAATAACAATCAGGTCTTGCGTTCAGCCACCACCGCTAACGCAAACCGTTGGGCGGACTCGCCCTCAATCGAAAGGTATCGCAAATGGAATATATGCAAATGAAGTATTACCCCAAAGAAGTTTATTATGAAAATCGGGATGGTGTCAATTACATTATTCTTGATTACGGCGACAGTAAAGTTGAGCATGTTATAGCCGCCCAACAAAGCGTGCAGGCGGACGGGCTACACTGTGCGAGCATGGCAAAGGTCATTGTCATAAAATAGAAAGGAAATCGTATGAAAAGAGCTATAAGTGTCGAAAGATTATATACATTAGCAGAATATCAAAATATTAAGTTTATTAATACCCTATCAGAAATTCCAGAAGAACTCAGCAATAATGCGAGTGTAGTTGGAAAACTGTTCCTTCAGCAGTATTTATCTTGTGATATTGCATATTTAGAATATCAAAAAATGAGGGCTCACGTTGCAAAAGAAAAGGTAGAAGATGTTATCGGGTATTTAAAAGAGCAGAGAGAGCTAACAATGGCAGACCTTTATGAAGAAATAAAAGCCGTTGGTGAAAGCAAAGAAATTACTAACAATAAGGAGAATTAAATGGACAAAAATTTTGCCGATATAGACGAAAAAAGCACAGGTAAATCCAAATTTGTAAAGATAGAATATTTAAGGTTAGAGCCAGGTCAGTATACTGTTAGAATTCTAGAAGAACAGGCTACTAAAAAGTATGCTCACTTCGTTAATTTCAGTTCAGTGGAATGTCTTGGAAAGGAATGCCCAGTTTGTGCAAACAATAAAAGAACTCTGTATGAACATCCTGAAGATTACAGAGAAGTGAAGGGATGGAGTCCAAAACGAGAAAGATTTTGGGTCAATGTTTTGGATAAGACAGGAGAAACTCCAGTAGTAAAGGTTCTTTCTGGAGGACCAAACTTATTTGACGATTTCAAATTAATGTCTAGGGCTACTAGGACAGATGGTGATGATGTTGTGGACATTCGTGCTTATGATTGGACTCTCATGGTTAGTGGTTCAGGTAGAGACAGAGAAGTAACCCCAGTACCACAGTACAGAGGAAAGAATGATCCCATTTCTTTGGAAGGTTTAGAATTATTTGATCTATCTAATTGTCTTCCAAATATTACAGCAGAAGAAATGGTAGACTTTATTAATGGAGCTTCTTTGAAGGATATATTTACACTCAGGAGAGCTACAAGTGAAGTTCTAGAAAAGACATCCGATTCTTCGTCAGACCTTGAGAAAGAGATTCAAGCATCAGTTGATGCAATATTCAAAGCGTAAATATTAATCTTAAACACTCATGCTAAAATGTATGCGGAGTAGTGACCAATTATAGTACAGCCCATCTTGTAGGGTAATACGCACCTTTCACTAAGGGTTTGTAGTGGGAAATCTATTGACAGTAAAAAATACAAGAGAGTGTTTTCTTTAATTTAGGTATTTATTATACAAGGAGAGATTAAAATGAAGTTTGTTGGATTTGTTTTATTTTGTTTGTTTGGGTATTTAGATATACTATGGCTTCTTGATATTTATCATGGGACCATTTCATTATTCCTTTTATTGCCAAGAGATTTTGTTGTTCCACTTCTTAACTCTTTTCTATGTTTTCTTGGTTTCTTATTCATGATAAAGAAAGAATCAATATAAACAGAAAGGTAAGAAATTGGAAAATACATCTGAATTTTATTACGAAAAACTAAAGAATTCAGTCAGCCCTGGACCAGTTTTAGCTGGATTATATTGTTCTTTATATGATTTTAGTCCCACCAAGTCTGAGATAATTCTTATGAATAGATTAGTCAAAGTCTTTGGTAGATTTACTCTTTTCTTTTCAATAATAGATATGGCAGGTTCTTATCCAGAAAAGGTAGAAAATCCTTATGGACTTCTATTTAAGATATGTAAAAATAAGTTTGAAAATAACCACAGAGATTCTCTATTTCAATCTCATGAACCATTGGATAAATTCATAGGGGGGGTTCAAAAAGAAATTGAGCAGTTAAAGAAATCTAAACTAAAGATACCACCATCGAAAGGGTTAGAGAATAATGGCTGAAAATAAATTATTTGAACTTGATTCCGAAGTAGCAGTTGTTTCTTTAATTCTTAAGAATCCCAATTTAGCCCATAATATGAACGGGTTAAGGTTTTACATGTTTTCTTCAACACCACATCAGGTTTTATTTGAAGAAATTGAAGAAGCTCTTGATAAGCAGTTTTTACCAGACCCAACATTAATTTACGCTAGTATTGAATCAAAAGACTTAATTGATAAGATAGGTGGAAGGAAGTATTTTGAAACTCTATTAAACAAAGAAGTTAATGAATCTTCTTTTGAACAGCTAGTTAAGTTAGTGATTTCTTCATATAAAGCTCGCTCTTTTATTTCAATAACTGCTGGTGTTAATAAAAGTAAGCTAAATCCTTCCAATGTTGAAGAAGAAATTCACAACATGAAGAAGGCGTTAGATACTCTTATTGAAGTAAATGGTCAAAAGGAATCACAAAATATCAGTGATCTTGTCGTTGGTACTTATGAGGAAATTGTAGCAAGAACTAAAAATCCAGGAATTAGAGGAACTACTTGGGGAGTTGAAAGTTTGGACAACGCAACGGGGGGAAAATCTCCAGGTGATGTTGTTATTATTTCTGGAAGACCTGGTTCTGGAAAGACATCAGCAATAATCAATTCGATCATTGCTGATGGAGTTAATGGAGTTCCTTCCTTATTAATCGAAAGAGAAATGAGAACTCAGGAGTTAATGGAGAGATTGATTTCTGTTGATACTGGGATTTCAAGTACTAATATAAGACTTGGAATGTTGAATCAGGAACAAATTCAAAAAGTATATGATAGTTTAAACAAACTTAAAAAATATCCCATATATCTAGAGACTAACTATAGAGCATCAGACCCCTATTATATAGAGTCTGTTGTAAATAAGTTTAGAAATAAGAATGGAATTAAAAATGTATATCTAGATTATATTCAGATTTTAACTGAAAGAGATGAAGGTCAGACTCAGGAAATAGGAAGACTGACTAGACTATTTAAAATATTGTCAAATGATTTGGGAATTTGCAGTGTTCTTCTTTCCCAGTTAAATCGTAATGTTGAATACAGAGAAGATAAGAGACCAATGCTCTCGGATATGAAACAGTCTGGTTCAATTGAGGAAGATGCTGACTTTGTTATTGGACTGTATAGAGATGAATACTATAATAAAGAATCTAAATACAAAGGTCTTATGGAATATATAATTCTTAAGCATAGAAATGGACCCACTGGAACTGTGACAGTTAAATTTGATGGACCAACGTATCGAATCACAGAGGCAAAATGAATTTAGAGAACAGAGTTCTTGCTTTGAAGGATTTATCTGGAAAAGGTATTCAAATTTTTCATTCAAAAACAGAAGAAGACTTTATATCACAGGTTGCAAAACAGGAAATAAGAACTGGAATTAAATTTAATACTTATTACAAACAACTCACATTTAATACTGTTTACATAGTTAGCTACGACATTCATAAAGAGGAACTAGATGGGAACTAATAAATCAAAGAATAAAGGCTCAGCTTTTGAGAGATTGGCAGTAGAAATACTGAATAAACTAATTAAGAACAGTATTTGGAGAAAAATCCCAGGAAGTGGTGCTATAGGAACAATACTTAACGAGCCACTTTTAACAGCAGATATTGTTGGAACGGTAGATTCTATTCAAAAGAAATTCAAAGTAGAAGCCAAGGTAGGATATAACTCTTCTTCCGATAAGGAAGTTAAACAGTTTACTCTAAAGAAAGAATGGCTTGATAAAGTCAAGATGGAAGCTACCCATTCATTTTCTTTTCCATTTCTTATAGGTAAATTCTCTGGAGCTAGAGAAGGTGTAAAAGTATTTGTAGTTATGGATGTGGAAGAGTTTGCTTCAATCATTAATCACATAACTAATTTACAGGAGGAGATTGATAATGAAAGATGAAATCAGAGATTTAGAGTCCGTAGTTGATAAGTTAGGAAAGTCCATAGAAACGCAGATATATATTTTAGAGCAATTTAGAGCTATAATTAAAAAAATACTGTCATTTTTGCATAAGAAAGAAGAATAGATGAAAAGACTTAACTGGGACATAATAAAGAAATTTTATAAGGAAGAGTTT